CCTTTCTTTGCTGCAGGAGTGGCTGCGGGTGTAACACTAAATACTTTTTTAAGAAAATCCATTATCGGATTGCCTTCGTTTTCGCTATGAATTGTTTCTGATATTGCGTCTAACTCTGCCATATTAAGATTTTTTATGTCTATTTGCAAACATTCTTGCTTTTGCGACAGAGCTAAATCCCCACGCTTTTAATGCTAATGCTTTTCTTGTAGGCTCACCATTTGGTTTTTTCATTGCTCCTTTCATTCCGGCAAATCTTGCGGCAAAAGATACTCTACGAGGATTAGTTCCACCCTTAACGGGGGCTTTTAGATTACCTCCTGTTTCGGCATTATACGATGCTCTGCCTTTTTCATTCAGTCCTCCTTTCGGATTCTTGCCTTCCGACCTTGTCCAAGCGGGTGTCTTGCGCATTATTTTTTTTCTTTTGCTTTAATCTTTTTTTCTTGTTGAAGCATTTCTGGTGTTGGCTTTTTACCACTTCCTTTACTAGCACGAATGTTATTCCAAAGACCATTTGCAACTCCTAGTTTGTTTAATTTTCCTTTCATAATGCTAAATTACAAATTTCCTAATATATTTGGCTCATTTTTTATATCAATTATATCAATAAGTGGTTTTCCCCCTGTGTCTATTATTTCAACTTCTTCTCCGGCAAGCATAGCATCTATTGTTTCCTCTATGATTTCTCGCTGTTCTGGGGTCAATAGGGCGACTTTCTCGTTAATGGCGGGTACTGCAAAGACATCGCTTGAAATCTCCTTCTTTATGCCATCTCTGACCGATTGTGTTATATGTGGATGGGTTATGGTATCTTTAAATATCCAATTAATTTTATTTACATGGCTTAAGAATAACCTAGCGCCGCTTGATTTAGGGTATTGTCTAATAAAATCATCGTAATGCTCTTTAGCCATCTTTAGATGCTGTATTGCACTTACTATGTTTGCTCCGTTCATTTATTAAAGTTTAAATGCTTGTATTCTAGTTCTTGTAAAAATGTTCTCGCTTTGAGAACTTTTGCTTTTGCTTTATCAATCAATTCCTCGTTTCTATAAACAGTAAATAAAAGTATTCTTTCTTCTAATGGGGCATTTGAGAATATCATATTCTTTTCTTTCTCATTCCATTCTTTTATAAATTCAGGTGACTCTTCGCTAACAACATTCATCTTTCTTAATAAAGAAAACTTTGCAGAATTTCTAATATGCTCTGGTGTGTCAATCAAGCAATAAGCAACGCAAGCTTTTTCTAATCCTAACAAATCCATATACCCATTTACTTGTGCTTCGTATGTTGCATCTAATTTATCAGGTATGTTTGAAAGGAATGTAATCCAATCCCAACTTGACTTTGTGTCGTATATAACATCATCAATAACATCAGGAGTACCTGTAAAGAAATCATTACTAAATGTTTTGGTATTTTTTTCTAATGGTTTTTTTATTGTAAGTGATAGCATATCTATCGCTTCCGGTTCTACCGTATTGCCCTTATCTGTGTACTTGTTATCAATCTCTTTTTTAAAACCGTATCTCTTATTAGCATACACTTCTATCAAGTGCGTCTTTGCTGTTTTAGAAAGTTCGCCAGATTCTTTATCTGCCTTTGATACGGGTTCGGTTAGTAATTTGCCAATGCTACTGCAATGGATAAGCGTGTTAAAAAATTCCATTATTTTATGCTTTTAAATTTTTTGTTATAGTATTCTAATAATTCGGTATTTCTTTTGGACATTAATTCCCAAGCTTTTAATTCTTCTTTTGTTTTACAAGCATCAATAAAAACTTTGGTTTTTTCGTCTAATGTTTGCTTTGATTGCGTTGGAACAATTTCTATTTTAATTTGGTCTTCATAGAAATAACCTAAATCTTTTAGTTTTGCTACATTTTCTTTATGATATTCTTCTACTAATGATTTAGCGGTTTCTAGCGCCTCTTTGGCATCTTCTCCGGCGTTAATAGCCACTTCTACGCCAATCTTTTCTGAAGCGTAATTTCCTAAATTGAATGTTCTTTGATAATTGATTACTTGGATGTGCATAGCAATTGTGTGTTTTAAAAATTGGTAGCAATCTCATCATTAATTGTCTTTCTTTTTTATGAAAGAGCTTAAAGTGTAGAAATTGCGTACCAATTGGGGGATTTGATTTTTAGTTGAAGCCTATCTAACTCTTGTTACTTGTGTTGTATTTTCAATGACCCTCATCTTAAAGATTTTGTCTTTGTGGTCTTCTTTTCTTTTTAGATTTGAAATCATTACAGCAATAGATGTATATGGGTTAGTAAATTCAATAATCTCATTCACTTCTAGTGTAGAAACTTTACTAGAAACCGAATCTGGGTTAATGTGTCTTGCCATTTTTGATAATTTTTAACAAAGTTAAATTAATTATTTTAAATTAAAAAACTATTTTTAAATTAATTTTGTTGCCTAATGGGGCAACTTTTGTTACCAAAATGGGAACTAGTTTATAAATTGGCAATATATGTCCAATTTTTTATAATAAAAACTTGCCAAAGTACGAAGTGAAACTCGGACAATATGTGACATAGTAAGGGGTAATTCGGTTATATCTTGTAACATATAAAAGGTGAAATTTGTTATAAATGGGTGCAAATGAATATAATTCGGTAGTAATACTACCCTAATAGCAAAAGATGTAAACTCTGCAAGTTTTGATAGTGTTCACGAAATTGTGAACGGAGATAATAAATGAACTGTTGTATAAAATGCAACGATTACTCAATGGAGTGAGTAAAATTACTCAATCAAAAAATAAAGCTATAGCTTGACAAATGAGCCGTAAATGATTGATAAACGGCTCAAGAATGATTGTTAAAGTGTCGTATAAAGCACAAAAGCATATCAGAATGTGCATTTTATGACGCATTATGCACTCATTAGTGTCAAATAATGCACTTTATGGTGGATATTCCCGAAATTGATATATAATTATCTATCGTAAATCCGCCAAACCCTTATAAACATTCGCTTTAGCGAAAAAATTTTCCAGAACACTTGGAGGGGGAGGGGGTAACACCGTAATTAGGAGGGTGGTCGAGCGGAAGGGGAAGTCGAGCAATTCAAAGGGCGGGGGGTTCGGTTTTGGTTTTCGGATTCGGTTCATGGCGTGATATAATTAATATGTTCCCGACTTGCATACAAAGTAGTATGGTATTGGGTTTGCTATGTGGTGGCGGATTCGTGAAGGGGTGATATATTCCATGCAATTAATGAGCGGGGAACTTGCTTGATATAGTGTTAAAAGATTAACAAACCATTAACTTTTGTGTTGATTGTGGTATGGGATAGGGGGTGTATATTTGCTTATTATTTAATTTGCTAAAACAAAATAACAATGCAAAACTTAACACCATTTCAACAAGCGATTATCAGCGTACAAAACGGCACACTCGAAACGCCTTCAGTAAATTACGGAAGCAAGGAAATTAATTACTTTGCTTATCAAATTAGTGTCCATCATTTTTACCTTAAACTTATGGCTAAAGGTATTGGGAACAAACAAGTAAAATTGAAAGACCTTAAAAATTATTACGGATTGAAAGGTAAAACGGCTAAAGATGTCTTAACAGATTTCGAAGTAAACATTTATAATCATATCAAAAAATAACAATTTATGAAAAACACAAATTTTGACCTTTATGAAGTAGTAACTCAAAAAATTCTTGATGAAATCGAGAAAACGGGTAAATTAAATTGGGTTAAAGAATGGAAAACCAAACAAGGGACAAACGCCTTTCCAATGAACGGCATCAGTAAAAAACGCTATGAAGGGATTAATTTTTTCCTTTTATCTATGCACGATTACACCTCTCAATATTGGCTAACTTATAAACAAGTTGAGCAGTTAGGCGGAAATGTTAGAAAGGGCGAAAAATCCACTATGATAGTATTTTGGAAGGTCAACGAGTACACCAAATTAAACACCACCACCCAACAAGACGAAACGAAAAAAGTTCCTTTATTACGCTATTATAATGTTTTCAATTTAGAGCAATGCGACAATGTAACAATCAAAGGGGACGAAGTTACAACACCCGCAACCGAGTACAACGAAAACGAAAAAATTGATATAGCACAAAATATCGTTGATAATTACCAAACACGGGAAGCAATACGCTACAATATTAAGGAAAGCGACAGGGCATATTATCAACCATCAACCGATAGTATTACAATGCCATTGCTAAATCAATTTAATAGTTCGCAATCAT